GTACAGAAATAGATAATAACATATAAAAATATATAAATACAAATAAATAACATAAGCCAAAAATTAAAAATTTTTGTCCTGTTAGATTACAACACAAAAAATGAATAGAGGACAACATAACAATATATGAAAAAAAATAACAATTCACCCCCTTGACAACACAAAATGAATATGCTATACTATTTCCAGAAATTGACAATGGAGGGGACAATATGAAAAATCATATCAAACAAGAAGGTATGTGGTGGAAATGGATTGAAACTTGTGATAGATGTGAATGTATAATCCGAGATTATAATATGCGATCAACAGATAAGCCAAATACAGAGGAAGTAGACTTTTGTATAAATTGCCTTAAATATTTTCTTGACAACAATATTCCATATGAAGATGTAAAGGAACAATATAAAAAAGGAGGATATTTAAATGAGTTTACTTAACAACCTACGAAAGCGCCTAGTGCGCAAGTTGCTACGACCAGAAGATGGCTATACTTACACAGGATTTAGAGAAGGAAAACCAATTAAATTCTATTACCAAGAAAGCACTGGTAAGTATTTGATGGGTATGCGCAGTGATACAATGTATTATTTTGAGCCTACGCTTACTGGATGGAGTGCCGCATCATCTAAGTATCTTCCATGGGGAATGACTTATAATGGGCATACATATCCAACGGAACCAAAGAAAATTGATTTTCAGCGTTGGGTTCATGGCATTTTAGATAATATTTATGAGCAGTATAAGGAACGTCTAGATAGCATTTCAACAAAGGAACTAAAGAAACTGCAAGATTATAAGTTAGAGGAAAGTGGTGAGAAGCTCGTGATTACTAGGAAGTCTTTCTGCAATATTATGGATGCACTTGATAGTTATTGGGTGCATATGAATGCACTAGAAGACGTGCTGAATGTTTGCTTTGAAAAGGGAATGATGGCTGATATTATTGATAATATTATTGATGCGCTTGAAGAAGAGCTTGAGCCGCAGTTCTTCGATCCAGAAATGAATTTTGATATTGATGAAGAGCCGCTCATTATGCGATGGTTGACTGAATTTGATGCTGGACGTAGTGAAAAAGCACAGGAAGGCGTAGATGGGCATCCACTAAGGAGTGCCGATGAGCTCTATGATTATCTGGTAGCAAAGAGAGATGAAAGGGATGTGGAATAAGCAGTGAATTCTTGCAAATGCTGTGAGAGTTGTGGGCGAAGTGAGTGGAATGGTGAAGATATTCTTTTTTGCTATCAATGGAGCAAGAATGTTTTAACTACTGGATATTGTGAGTGTTTTTATGAGGATTTAACATTTCCTTTTGAGAAGTTTTTGCATCCAGACGAAGATGCTATGAGACGTAAAGAAGAATTTCTCAATGGCTTAGATTATAGGTTTGATTTTGATAATGGAAGAATATGTGCAGTTATACCCGATGAAGAGTTTTATGAAAGAGGTAATTGATATGTATGTTGTAAAATATAGTTGTATATATGGCGATCTAGGTATGTTTGTCTGTAATAATATTGAAGATTGCTTGAATTATTTTAAAACTAATTTTGGACAGGTTACTGATTTCTATTATGATAGGGACTATGGAGATTCGTGGATTGGTGCTTTTAAGAGTGATGGCATTAGATGTACTTGGATGGCGACAAAATGCGAGGTAATTTGACGAAAAAAACTTTGAGAAACCTATTGACAAGATTGGAAGAATATGGTATAATCAATACATCCTCAAGAGAGACAATACAAAATGAATGAAAAAGGAGCAAGAAAAGATGGATTACGAGCGGGTAGGCCACGTTATCGATAAGGGTAATAACGTAGTGGTTGCAGAAATTACTGGTTGTATTTTTGATGCAGAAGACATGATGAATGAGAGATTTATTCCGTCTGTTACTTCAGGTCTTCATGTGTCTAATGTTGGTAAGAATAAGTTTGATATGAATCGCAATTACAAGGCTGTTGCTAAACTGCATCCAGATGATCAGTGGGACGAAAAGCGCGGCAAGAAGATCGCGAATGATAAGCTTACTGAGGTGTACCACCACAGCATGAATAAGCGACTTGCCAAGTACGCCAAAGATTTTCGTAAGATTGCGGATAACATCGATAAGTATCTTGAAGATCGACACTTTAATGCAACGAAGAGTTAACATTAGAAAGTATTGACAAATAATGGAAATCATGATATAATCAATACTGTACCGAGGGAGACAACACAAAATGAATGGGAAGGGATGATCCATATGAGGTATACAAGAGAAATTAGTAATTCGATGGATGAGCCACCCTGCTTAGATTGCCCTGCGCCATGGCGATAAACTGGCGCACAATATGAACCCGTAGCTCAGTTAGCAGAGCATCGGACTTGGGATATTAGCCTAGCGGTTAGGCAGGTGGCTGTTAACCACTCAAGGGAGGTTCAACCCCTTCATATCCCGCCATTAATCCGAGGGTCGTGGGAGCAAAGCCCACCGGGTTCACCAGCAGAGAATTAAGCTACGGCTTCTCTGATTTCCCAACATGCTGTCGTGAGTGGGTGAAATAATATGAGACAGGAGTTTTCGGAGCTGCAGAAACCGAGTCCTAGGACAAAAGCGGGGAACTTCCCCGCACAATGCGGGATGGTAGCAATTGGTAGCTCGTCGGGTTCATATCCCGAAGGTTGCAGGATCGTGCCATGCTCTCGCACCCAACAGGCTGTTTCGCGAACAGACACGTGACTGGCATTGTACGCAGTCCGCACAACTACGGAGAGAGCGCCACGCGAGGAGGAGAAATCCAGCGAACCAAGGTTGCAGAAAGGTTGTGCATTATATAGTCGTGTGGCCAAGCGGTAAGGCGCGGGACTTCGTAGAATAGTTTAAAAGTAAAACACTCTATCGAAGGATAGACCTTTACTGGATAACAAAGAGATGTTTGTGCAAGACAAACTTCTACGTCCATGACTCCCGGATCGTTGGTTCGAGCCCAACCACGACTGCGCAGCCATAGTTTAATTGGCAAAATAAGGGTCTTGTAATCCCTAGTTCCCAGATCGTGGCTGGGTGGCTGCTCCATATTAAATTAATAACGGAGGTATAAGCAATGACTAAGACAGTAGAAATGCTTCAGGCACGAATTAATATTCTAAAGCAGCGTGATCCCGTAGGCAACGCATCAATTATTCGAAAACTTCAGCGAAATATTAGGAAGCTGGAAAACAAGTAATAATCATGCGGCGTAAACTGGACAAGCGTACCAGCACCGGCTCGAACCCGGTTGGGCGGGTAAAACCGCTGGGAGGCGGGATCTCTGCGCCGCGCCAATGTCATGGGGGTAGGCTCCGAGAGCTAACAGGAAAGCAAGGGCCTGTGGAAGTTTGGTTTGACTCCAAATGCCTCCACCACAACCGCAAGATGTGTCATGCGGGATAAAAATTATGAAACATCCTTTAAGGGTAGGGGATCTGAAATGTGAATCCAGCCACTTAAAGTGAGTCCTATAGCCCATGATACTAACGGACTATGCGTGAATGGGTGATTTATCACTCTAAAAAGTATCTGAAACGCTAGGCATTACGCATTACGGGGCTGCTAAACAACTAACGGATTTTGGATAACGGAGAGCAGCGTTTGTGCAGTAAGAGGGTGACTGCACGTATGGAGCGGTACGCGATGCGGTTTCGTCGCCCCTGTCTTATACACAGGACTTCTGAGTTCGACTCTCAGACGCTCTACCAGCCATGCTGACTTCGCATGTAAAACCAGTTGAGAAGAAACTGCTCGAAAGGTTATGCAATACGTTCAAGGTTGCTTCACGATGAAACGGTTCGAGTCCGTAAACTATATGGTTGCATAATTCAAGTTAGTCTTCCGAGGCAATCCGAGTTCATCACGGCTCTATTGCGGTGATTGCTAAAGGACAAACGCAGGTGATGCTGTTAGTAGTCCACGGTAGGTTCGAAGATACCCTACCATATTATGCAGGTATCGTTCAACGGATAGGACATGGAGCTTCTACCTCCAGAATGAGAGTTCGATTCTTTCTACCTGTGCCACAATGTTAAGATTTTAGCAAACACCTTGACAGAATATGGAAATAATGATATAATGAATACAGTTCAAGGGACAATACAAAATGAATGGAAAGGCGCACACAGCAAATGTTTAAGTTTAATATTTTAGTAAAATGTGAAACAAACGCGCCTTGAGATATGGGAACGTCTGGACGACAGAATAAAGTGCACGGAGTGGGCGGCACGGACAGCAAATTTACATATGAAATTACGGCATTAATTTTACTCCTTGGTTCAATTCCAAGGGTTCCCAAATCCCACTAATTTTAATATGCCGGTGGTAGCTCAACTGGATAGAGCGCGTACATCACACAACGTGAAATGAAAATTTCGCGCACAGCAATTGAAAAAGATAGGGCTGTTAACCCCGAGATTGTTGGTTCGAGTCCAACACACCGGTACAAGAGAATAAAAGGCACTCACAGCAAATTTATATTAGAAGATTATAATGTGGTTTTATAGTGAGATAATAAGTGCCTTGATTATTGAAATGATAGAGAGACTAGCAGCAACTTTATTTAAAAAAGATATAAGTTATTATTGGTTCTGTCAGAAATGATATTTATGGTCTCTCGAAAAAAAATAAAATCTCCAAAGACACAAACAGCAATCTTATATAACGACCTGACTTTTAACCAGACTACGTAAATGTGTGTCTTGAGATTTTAGAAATAAAATCAGATAATGGAGGAAAGAGCAATGGAATTTATGAACGCAGTAAAGCAGACTCTAAACAATGAATACAATATGTCCATCACTGAGAACGGAGCTGTTGGATTTAGAACTACTGGCAAGGAACTACTTGATCTTAATTTTGCGGTTGCTTCTCTTCGTAAGATGAGTGATGAGGAAGTAGCTAAGAGATTTATGAAAGCATTTTGTGAGAATAAGATGCTGGCTATGCGTTGGTTGTTTTATGCTAGAGATGCAAGACAGGGGATCGGTGAGCGCAGACTATTTAGGGTTGTTATGAAACATCTTGTAGAATCTAATCCTGAAATGGTTATCCCTGTTATCAATCTGATTCCTGAATACGGTAGGTATGATGATTTGTGGTGTCTACTTGACAACGAGGAATCTGCAAAAGTTATATATCAGATTGTAGATAAACAGCTTAAAGAAGATTGGGATAATATGAGTACTGGTAAGCCAATTTCTCTCACAGCCAAGTGGATGCCGTCAATCAACGCATCCTCTGAAAAGACTAAGGAATATGGTAAGAAGCTCTGCAAGGCACTTCACATGTCCGAACGTGAATATCGCAAGGCTCTCAGCAAGCTTCGTAAGTATCTCGATGTCGTTGAAGTTAAGATGTCCAACAAGGATTGGTCTGAAATCAAGTATGAAACAGTTCCTTCTCGTGCAAATCTTATCTATAACAACGCATTCCTCAGAAATGATGAAGTACGTCGTAGGGAATATCTTGGAAAACTTGAAAAAGGAGAAACGAAGATTAATGCGTCAACGCTTTTCCCTCATGATATCGTTCATAAGTATGCTATTCAATATGGGTGGAGATGTAGTCTAAATCAGAAGGATGCAACTATTGAGGCTCTGTGGAAGGCTCTGCCAGATACTGTAAACGGTTGCGGAAATACTATTGTTGTTGCTGATGGTTCTAGTAGTATGATTACTCAAATTAACCGTAGTTCTAGTGTGACGGCACTTGAGGTTGCAAACGCACTTGCGATTTATTTTGCGGAACATTCTTCTGGCCAGTTCAAAGACAAGTACATTACCTTCTCTGAATGTCCACAGATTGTTGATTTCAGTAATGCCACTTCACTCCATGATAAGTTGCAGATTGCGCTGGCGCATAATGAATGTGCGAGTACTAACATTGAAAAGGTATTTGATCTGATTCTTGACACCGCGATTAAGAATAGGATGAAGCAGGAAGATCTTCCTCAGAATATTCTGATTATCTCGGATATGGAGTTCGATAGCTGCGCTTCCTGTGGAAATAATAAATCATCGTGGAATTTTAAGAAACCGAACCAGAGGCTGTTCGATGTGATTGCCCAGAAGTATGCTAATGCAGGATACTCGATCCCAAGGTTAGTATTCTGGAACGTTAATAGTCGAACTGGCACAATCCCTGTAAAGGAAAATGAACTTGGTGTGGCACTTGTTAGCGGGTTCTCTGTTAATATTGCCAAGATGGTTTTGAGCAATAAGCTTGATCCTTATGAGTGCCTACTCGAAACTCTAAACTCCGAGCGTTATGCTCCAATTGAAGCGGCGCTGAGTTAATAAATCTGAAACCGTGGTCGCGCGCGCCACATTCTATGAGGTTGTATCAATTTTGGTGTTAATGTTGCATTGAGTGTCGCTCATTCATGTAAGTCAAGCATTACTTCAAAATTGTAGTTAGTAATAGAAAATAATTCAAAGGAGGATTTTGCTTATGATTGTATTTGCTTATTCTGACTTTGAGGACGAGCCAAAGTTCTAATCGGCATCCTGAGTATGATGTAAAACTGCTCAATATGCGGGATTGGTGGAACAGGCAGACACAGCGGACTTGGTAGATAGGCAAACCGAAGAGAGGTTATCACTCTCATCTACCACAAAAAATCCGCTGGTTGAAAGAATACCGTATCGGTTCAAGTCCGATATCCCGCAGAGTGGCAATATCAACAACCTCCACGTGGTGCTACTTGGGTAATGCTAATAGTTGATAGGCGCGTAATGGTGCTGGACAGTGCCTTGGTTGAGGGAGGGTCGTTTCAATGGTCTTTTACACGGGAAAGATAAAATACTCAACCACCGTGTGTAAGGGGGTATGGCGTAACAAGCAGCCGCGCAACTCTCAAAAAGTTGTGGAGAAATCCGTCTGGGCGCACATCCCAGTACCCCCACCACGGCGGCGTTGATGAATAGCAGATCGATCTCGGGAGGAATGCGCTCGCTTCGCAAGATCACGTCGCGGTCGAGTTGGATTTTATCCCTTTTACAAATCGCGGACAAAACAGCGGTACCGAAAAGGGCGGTGGTTGTGGCACCTGTGGAATACCGACAAAGAAAAGCCACCATTGACACTGAATCAATGTAAAATAAACTGCAAGTCGGGATACCGGGCGGAAAAGATACAGGTATAAGAGGATAAAGAAAAGTTCAGTTAGCATCCTCTGGCGTAGACTGACGCTTAAAAGCAACAAAGAAAGGATGTTTTCATGTTTAGTATTGTGATTGGTGTCCTACTAATTATTGTAGCAATTATTGCGCGTATTGTTTGTCCAAAGCTTGGTTCTAGTCGTGTAGGAGTACTCATAAGTGTGGCTGCGGTTGTGCTTGCAGTAATTATTATTGGAGCTTCTTGCATTTCTATTGTTCCAACTGGTCATACCGGAATCCTTACTACGTTTGGGCGCGTAGAAGACAGGAACCTTCCAGAAGGTGTAAATTTTCATGCGCCATGGCAGAATATCACAACAATGACGAATAAGGAACAGATTTTTACAGAAACAAATATGTGTTTTTCTGCGGATCTACAAGAGGTATCATATACTTATACTGTAAAGTATAATCTATCATCGTCCGCAACTCCTAACATTTACAAGACTGTTGGCGTTAATTACTTTAATGTTCTTATTAAGCCTCATGTAAATAATGCAATTAAAGCAGAATTTGGCCTTGTTAAAGCCGAAAACATGACGGAATTGCGCACACAGCTTCAGGACAATATCGACACTACAGTTTCGAATTTTGCGTCTCAGTATGGTATTAGTGTTACCGTGGTAATTGACGATTTTGATTTCTCTGATGCTTATACAGATGCTATTGAAGCAAAACAGGTAGCAGAGCAGGAAGCTCTTCGTGATAAGACGCAGCAGCAAATGGAAACAGAACGTACTAGACAGGCAGCAGAACGCACTAAGATTCAGGCTGAAAATGATGCTACGGTTCGTGAAATTAACGCGAATGCAGATGCTGAAGCAGCTCGAATTAAGGCACAGGCAGATTTTGAAGTAGCACAGCTTGAGGCAGATGCAATCGCTTATAAGGGTGAAAAAGAAGCGGAAGCAACAAAAGCTCTTGCCGAGGCAATTACTAATGACGTTGTTGCTTACGAATATGCGAAGAACTGGTCTGGCGATCTTCCGACTTATATGATGGGTACTGGAGCTCTTCCGATTATTGATATTCCAATGGGTGAGGGGAATTAATTCCCTCATCTTTTTTTATTTATATATCTTGACAAATTGAAAAAAACGTGCTATAATGACAATACAAAATGAATGGAAGGGGAGATAGCTTGATTTATCTTGATAATGCTGCTACTACACGTATGTATCCAAAGGCAATACAGGCAGCAACTGACGTTATGACAAACTACTGGGCTAATCCATCAAGTAGTTATAGTATCGCCGATAACCCTAGAATTTTAATCGAAAATGTACGGCAGCAGTTTGCGGATGATTTAAATTGCACTCCAGAAGAATTAATTTTTACTAGCTCTGGTTGTGAAGCAAACAACCTTGCAATTCTTGGTTTTCTAAAAAATAATACAGGATATGAATTTTACACAAGCGATATGGAGCACGCTTCAATTAATGAATTTGTTGAGAATCGTCCTGCAACGCTAGGTCATGTTACTATTCCTGTAAACGAAATTGGGCAGATTAAGCCTGATAAACTTAGAAGCCTGTTTATAGAGCGACAAAAGTTTTCAAACAGAAAACCATTTGTTTCTATTCAAGCTGCTAATTCAGAGATTGGAGTTAAGCAGGATATCAAAGCGCTAGCAGAGATTGTACATCAATATGATGGTATTATTTATTGTGATGCAGTGCAGCTCTTCCCAGAACAACGTATTGATGTTGATGATTGGAATGTAGATATGTTGTCTATTTCAGCTCAAAAATTCCACGGCGGACGTGGAACGGGAGTTTTATTTGTTCGAGACAACATTGAGATTTCGCCAATTATTTTCGGAAGTCAAGAAAACCATCGACGCGGAGGCTCATATAATACCGCAGCTATAGTAGCCGCAGGTAAGGCACTTGAAATTACTAGACTACATGATTCAAAATCTTATGTAGAATCGCTTCGTGATAAACTACTGAATAAACTATTAACCATACCAAATACGAGGTTAAATGGTCCTAAAAATAAAGATAATAGATTAGTAAATAATATAAGCTTGACTATTGATGGAGTGTCTGCAGAGCGACTCGTTACTCTTTGTGATTTGACTGGTGTTATGATAGCAAAAGGTTCAGCATGTCAATCTCATGATCCCACTCCAAGTAAAGCGCTATTAGCTGTAGGACTTACACCAGAACAAGCACTAAGCACAATTAGAATTACTCTTGATGAGTTTAATACTGAAGAAGAGATTGACCAAGCCGCAAGCATCATTTCAAAACTAGTTTGGAGGATTAGAAATAATGAGGCGTAATTTGTGTAGTATTTTCTTGATTGTTGTGTCGATTTTCCTTTTGTTAAGTACGTTGTTTTATAACTATCAATTAAATACTAAAGATAAACTACTTCAATATGTGCAAGAAAAGCTTGCTTCTGTTACTGAAAAACTAGAGTTGACTATTAGAAAATCAGATGAATTAGCCGTTCAATTAGATCACACGACTAAATCCTTAGACAAAGCAAACGAGACGATTTCAGCGCTAAAAAGTATTGAATATGAATTAGTTTATCTAGGAGATTTTAAGTTAACTCATTATTGTACTGAGGAATTTGACCATATTTGTGGCAATGGTGATGGGCTCACAGCAACTGGGACAAAAATAGCAGTAGGGGAAACTATTGCGGTAGATCCTTCACTGATTCCGTATGGATCTCAAGTGTACATTGAAGGCTATGGTTGGTACACGGCTGATGATTGTGGAGGATCCGTCAATGGCAAGCACATTGACATTGCAGTTGAAACACACGAAGAAGCACTATCTAAAGGTGTTAAAAATGGTGGTGTGTGGATTTTAGTTCAAAAAGGGCTTGACAATACAAAATGAATGATGTATAATAGTACCAGAAACTGGAAAATAAATTGATGGGTGAACGAGGATGCAAGTCAATGAGCTAAAAGAATATTTGTTAAACAATGAGTTGTGTGAAGATGTTCTTACAGCTCTTGGCTGTGGACATGTTCGTAACAGGGGTGAGTATATCTCTGCTCAAAATCCAGACGGGAATAATAAACAAGCAATTACGCTTTACCTCAACGAAAATCTCAACTGCATTGATTATACGCGACAGATTTCTAAAACAAAAAGAGCAACTGACATTTTTGATTTAGTGGCGTATTTTAAACAGTGCACGTTCGCTGAGTCTATGAAATGGGTTTGCGATACAGTGGGACTGGACTACTACCACGAACCAGATGATGTGCCTGAAAGCTTAAAAATACTTCGTTTCCTTCGAGAAATGAGTAATGACGGTAATGATGAAGATAACAGATCAGTAGTCCCAATTCCAGAAGAAATATTAAATTATTATCTTCCTTACCCAAATAAAATGTTTGAAAATGATGGAATATCTCTAGATATACAACAGGAATTGGGTTATGGTTATGACCCACAAACCAATAGAATCACAATTCCTATTAGAACGCCAATTGGAGATTTATGCGGTGTGAAGGGGCGATTATTAGGAGAACCAGACGAGTATAACCCAAAATATGTTTATATCGAACCAACTGTAAAATCTAAAATTTTGTATGGATTATATGAGAATAAGAATTATATCAAAAATAGCAATCAACTTTTAATTTTTGAAGCAGAAAAGAGTGTGGCTCAATGTGCATCAAATGGTATACGAAATTGTGTGGCGATTGGCGGTAAATCTATTTCAAAAACTCAGATGGAGTTGATTATAAGAACAGGGTGTGCGCCTATTGTTGCGTTAGACAAAGGAATTTCAGTAGATGAAATTAAATCTGTATCATCAGTATTCCCTGAAAATATACCGGTATATTATATTTACGATAAAGATAATATTTTACTAGACAAACAGTCCCCTAGTGATGACTTTGAAAAATTTAGATATCTTTTTGGAAATAATATTTATGAATTGAGGCGATAGAATGGGGAGAGGTTGGGAAGATTTAATAGGTCAAAGATTTGGCAGATTAATTGTATTAGAACGTGTAAATGATTACATTTCTCCTAAAGGAAGGCATATTCCGCAATGGAGGTGCATTTGTGATTGTGGGGAAGAGTGCATCGTAACCAGCAATAATTTAAAAAAGAAAAATGGCACAAAGTCGTGTGGGTGTATTAGACGCGAAAATGCTGCTATTATATCTAAAAAAACACGACATAAAATATTAAAGTATGACATGTCAAATGAATTTGGAATAGGATATTTATCTAATACAGGCAATCCATTTTACTTTGACGAGGAAGATTTTGACAAAATTAAAGATTATTGTTGGTATGAATGTGTTACCTGCAGTGGGCATCATGACGTTCGAGCATGGAGCAAAGACGAGAAGAAAGCAATTTTGTTGCATCAATTGATAACTGGAAAGAAAAATATAGATCATAAAAACCGCAATCCTTTGGATAATAGAAAAATAAATCTAAGAGATGCAACACCATCACAACAAGTACAAAACCAACCCGTAAGAAAAACAAACACTAGTGGTTTTATTGGAGTACGATTTTGTAAGAACATACAGAAATGGCGAGCTAGGATAGTCATCAATTATAAAGAGATTAATCTTGGATGTTTTATAAATAAAGATGACGCAATTCGTGCTAGGCTTAAAGCAGAAGCAGAGTACTTTGGTGAATTTGCTCCGCAACGTAATCTATTTGAAGAATACGGAATTCAGACAATACAAAATGAATGAGGATGATGCTTTTGATTGTTATAGAAAGCGGCTGTGTGGGGTGCCCTACAGAGATGGGTTGCTTATATGAAGCTTGCCCGTACTATAAAATTACACGTTTTTACTGTGATAAATGTCATGAAGAAACTGAGGGCTTATATAAATGGAATAATGAAGAATGGTGCTTGGACTGTATTATTAATGATTTAGAAGGGGTTGAATATGATGATTAATACCAATAACACCCACGAAGAAGATCTAGAACTATATGACCTATACCTATCTGGGCGCAACCCAAAGATTTTAAAGAATCCAAAGGGTTATGACAGAGTAAGAGATCGTAAGAGTAAATACTTGTATGGGTATGAATATGAAGAGGATGAAGATTTGGATGACTATGACACGGAGGAGACTCGCCTTTTTTAACGCAGCACGGGCAGTCTCAAAGCTTAGTGATTTTCCGAGGGTTGCTGTTGGAAGCGTAGCTGTGTATAAGCATCGTATTATTTCTAGTGGATGCAACTCTCGGAAAACGGATACTTTGCAAAAGCAATATAATATTTATCGTTTTTCTGAGGATACGCCAGCATCTATACATTCTGAAGTATCTTGTCTAAAACCATTGATTGGAAGAAAAGATATAGATTTTAGATATGTTGATTTGTATGTGTATAGAGAAAGTAAAAAAGGTACCCCCATGCTTGCACGTCCGTGTGATTCGTGTATGGCACTAATCAAGAAGCTTGGTATACGTAATATTTATTATTCGAATAACGGCGGTTATTCGCACGAAGATATTCTAAATTAAGAAAGGAATTAAGTATGAACGACGCAAAGAATCTTTACAAGTACTGTAAGCAGTGTTTTCTAAGTATTGAAAAACCAAAGAGAAAGCTGCAGAAACACATTGTGCTGTCTAACTATAAGGAGCCATGTGAAAATTGTGGGAAAACAGATAGGTTAGTAATTGATATTGATATTGGAGATAGTGAATGATGACAGAAGTAAGAATGAATTTAGTGCAATCAATTTTAAACACTTTCGAGAATGAGGACATTAAAGAATTTGCAACCGTGCTACTTGATGATATGCCAGATTATATTTGGTGTGTCGGAGCATCGTCTACAGGGAAATATCATCCAGCTTATTCGCTTGGCGAAGGCGGTCTTATGCGGCATCAGATTGCAGTAGTGAGGTTTCTAAATTTCTTTTTGGAGCTTGAACAATATAATAGTAAGCTTACAAGCAGGGAGCGAGATCTTATTAGACTAAGTGGGCTAGTTCATGATGGACGCAAATCTGGGTCGCAGGAAGACTATGAAAAATCAAAGTACACAAAATTTAATCATCCGCTATTAATGGCAGATGTTGTTAGAAGCTTTGATGGGCAGTATTTGAGCCATGAAGAGATCGAACTTGTCGCAGATACGATTTCCAGACATATGGGGCAATGGAATACAGATAAAAAGAGTGATGTTGTACTCCCTAAACCGAATAATAAATATTCTCGTATGGTTCATACGGCGGACTATCTTGCATCGAGAAAAAGTTTAACTTTGGATTTTGACAATCTTGTTATAGAGCAACCAGCAACAATAATTTTCACTGAAGACACTGTACTTGATTTTGGTAAACACAAAGGTAGGAGATACATTGACGTTTATAAGAGTGAGCCAGATTATTTTGATTGGGTAGAAAAGAATGTGCATAAATGTGAAATTTTAAATACTATTAAAGCAATGAAAGAGTATCTAAAAGTAAAGGAGCAAAGTAATGATATTCAGGTATAAAATAACGCCATATTGTGATTTTTTGCAAAGATATTATTATAGAGTTCAAATTCAAGAATATAGTACAAAATTTCCACACTGGAGGAAGGTAGTACATAATGTTACAATACAAGAGATACTATACGATATCAACGAATGTGCATTTAAGTATAAAACTAATCTAAGCTACGTATCATTTGAGGATATACTAGAGGAAATTCAAAAATATGATTCAATTGAAAGCATTATTATGAAATACATTATTGATGTCATTATGAAACAGAAAAAGAGAGAATGCGCCGAGGAAACAGTCAGAGACGTTCTCGACAAACTTATTATAACTAAAGACTGGAATACTATTGAAGTAAAGGAGAATTAGAATTAATGGCAGCTATTGAGATTTTTGGCGGCGACGGACTAGAAAATGCATTTGAAGCACTAAATATTAACGCAAAGAGGACTTATAGAAGTTCACATGAACCTTATTACGAGGTTTGGGAGCTAGATAAGAAGGACTTTAAGCTACTTGAAGAAACTCCAGAATGGGATGACTCATTTGGTTGGTATAGATTTGCCAAAGGTTCAAATATGGGTAGTGCATGCGATTTCTTTACGGTAAACGGTCAGTTTATGATTGGTTGGGAGACACAAGACGGTAATGATACCTATGATTCACTCTTAGATTATTTTTATAAAGGTTTACACGTTGGTATGGAAAGTAATATCTGTGCCTGTGCGGTTGATCTTGCACGAGTAAATGGTAAAACGCTTGCTGGGCTGTTTGAAGTGTACGAAGGGTGATTATGGTGTCTAACGAATGGAAAGATTATATTGCGGATAGCAGGCAGCATGTTTTATCGCAGTTTGATAAATATGGTATACCAGATGGTTGGCGCAAGTCTGTTGTTCCAAAGCTGGTAGATGAGTTGGTTGATGTGCTTGGATCGCATGTAGATGATTTTGTTATATCAGACTGTAAGGAAAAGTTTGGTGAGCTTCGAGTATACTGGTATTATGAAAACCCGATTGATGATGATGATTTATTGTATGATAAAATTGAAGAAATAATCGGGAAGTATGAACTTATTAGCAGGAAAACTTGCGTGAAGTGTGGGAGATTAGCTACTACACAAAGCAGGAGTTGGATTTTGCCGTTTTGCTCAGGTTGTATTAAGTTTGTAAATTAGTAAAAATTAGACGAAATAGCCTTGGAATCTTTGGTTATTCCGTCAATTGTTCTTTTATGTATTCTGTGGTATATTATTTGCAGGGAATGACAATACAAAATGAATGGAGAAAATAAAATGATTATCGAAGATAAGAAGTATGGTATTAATGATGTTTTTGAAATGATTGGCGAAGAGCATCTTGTTGGCGATGATAACAATAAGCGCAAGTCGAACATTATTGTTGATGGATTTAATGTGTACAAAGATTCTCTTCGATATATGACTTTTTATCAGAAAGGGGTTAAGTGTGCATGTTGTGGTAAAGCTGGAACACATTTTAAACTTTGTGGTGACAAAAATACAAACCGCAGACATTTTAACCTTTACGCAGATGATGGTACGTTGATTACGAAAGACCATATTATTCCTGCTAGTAAAGGTGGCGCAGATAAAGTTTCTAATATGCAGGCAATGTGTGTTAATTGCAATGTTGCTAAAGGTGATTCATGTTCTGATATTAAGGTTGAGTATATTGTTGGCCATAATGTAAAAAACGGAAAAGAAGTTACGTTTCGTTCTATTGAAAGAGCAGCATATTCATTGGCGTGTAATTATGGTAAGGCAATTTCAAAAAACATTTCAAATGAAAAATCTGTAAGTATTGGCATTAATTATACAGTTAAATTGATTGCAGCGATTGAAAACGGAGCGTCTTATTGTGGATTTATTTGGACTAAAGAAATGAGGTGATAAAATGGATAATTACACTTGGGAAGAAATTGTAGAAGGAGTTGCGAGATATGCTAGTTCTATTGCGGAAGAGAGAACCATTCTAGATGAACTTGAATACACCAATGCAACAATTGATAATTATCCGGGGCTTCGTAGGGTAATTGAACAGTACAGAGGAAATAGATGGCGTGACTAAAAAGGAGGATAATGAATAATGATTATTAACGGTAGAAGAGCACTTGCATATGTTGTAACCATCGACGAAATCAAGCCCATTGAAGGTTATGATCGTGTAGAATATGCAAGAACTAATGGCTGGTGGGTTATTATTGGAAAGAATGATAATCTGCAAGTTGGTGATAAGTGTGTGTATTTTGAAGTTGATAGTAAAGTAAACGCAGAAGATGAACGATTCGCGTTTCTAGAAAAGCGTAACTACAAGATTAAGACTCAAAAGATGTGTAAAGTTATCAGCCAGGGCTTGCTTATGCCTCTGTCGGTATTCCCTGAGATTAGTGATGCGGATGTTAATACCGACGTTACTGAGACACTCAAGGTTACTTATGCAGTAGAGGAAGACAACGCTCGTAAGGGCAAGGTTGATCCTGATGCAAAATATAAGTCTATGGCCGCTCGTCATCAGAAAATTTTTAAGCAGAAGTGGGCCAGATGGCTGATGAGGCGCTCTTGGGGTAAGAAGCTAATGTTTATGTTTTTTGGCAAGAAGAAGGATAGGCCAAGAACATTTCCAACTCATTTTCCGTTTGTTCATAAAACGGATGAAGAAAGGTGTGAAAACATTCCTTGGGTACTTGGATATGAACGTCCTCTAATTGTTACTGAAAAGTTGGACGGCACTTCTTCTACTTATATTCTAGAGCGCAAGAAGCAACACAAGTATGAATTTTACGTACTGTCCCGTAATGTACGGCAGGCTGACGAAAAGCAAGAATGTTACCATGATCACAACATCTACTGGGATATGGCATTTAAGTATGATATTGAACGTCATCTAAAAGAGTATCTTGAAAATAATCCCGATTGTCCTTATGTATGTATCCAGGGTGAGTCCGTTGGTTCTGTTCAGGGCAATCCGCTTAAACTCCCAGAAGATGATCTCTATTGTTTTAACTTTATTGATGGCCGTACCGGAAGAACTGATTCTCTAACTGGTAAGAATATTGTGGAGCAGTGGGAGATGAAGTGGGTTCCAATTCTAGACGAGCATTATATGGTGCCAAATGATATGGAAGAATTTAAGCAGTTCGCGACAGCTAAGAGTGTGGTTAATCCGAATGTATTGAGGGAAGGAATTGTACTACGAGACCCAACTAATGATTTTAGTTTTAAAAATGTTTCTCGTGAATATCTGCTCAAGCACAATGAGTAAGTAACACAAAATGAATGGAGTGAATAAAATGAAGAAAAATTATTACGTAGAAATTATATCCACCATAATTGCAATGTTTATTGTGCCAATTTTAATTTTCCTAGCTGGAGCAATTTCAGGATTGGTTTTAAAATGGATTATTGGAGGATTCGTTGTTGATGGGTTGAATCTTATCTTCAATACAACAAGGTTTAGTGCAGATAAGATTCCTATTGCCTGCGGAACTTTGGCGGTAATTGGTTCATTCTTTAAGACTACAATGAGTAAGGAATAAGTTATGAATTATCATAGTGATACGTGGATTATGGATTGCGTTCGAGAGCATTATAACGAAGCTCTCGAACACTTTCCAGAAGATAGAATTGTATGTTTAGTACTACAAGGAAGCCAGAATTATGGCCTAGATACGATGCACTCTGACATCGATACTAAATGTGTTCTCGTTCCAACATTTGCAGATCTTGCGATGAATCGCCAACCTATTAGCACCACACATATTCGAGCGGACGATTCTCACACTGATTGGAAAGATATCCGTCTAATGTTACAGACTTTTCGCAAATGTAATCTCAACTTTCTTGAAATTTTATTTTCATCATATTACATTATAAATCCGCTATATGAACAGGAATGGAATAGGTTAATTCAAAATAATGAATTAATCGCTAATTATGATCCGGGTAAAGCCGTTAAAACCATGTGTGGACTAGCTCATAGAAAATATGAACAAATGGAACACGAGTCTCCATCGCATCACGATGATATTGAAAAATATGGGTATGCAAGAAAAGAACTTCACCATTTATTGAGAATTGAAGAATATATTGGTAGGTATATTAATGGTGAGCGTTATCGTGACTGTTTAAGGTCGAATAAAGCTGCATATCTTGTAAATGTAAAAAATGGATATTACGATTTAGAAACAGCACGAATAGTTGCCAACACAGCAATGGATAATATTGATAGGGTATGTGATGTATATCTAAAAACTTGTTTCAAAGAAACAAACAAAGAAGTTGATGCGCTTTTAGATGACGTGCAGTATAACATTATGAAAATTGCAATTGAAAAGGAGCTAAAATAATACCATGGATAAGCCGGTTTTTATAATGATGTGTGGTTTAGTTGCGAGCGGCAAAAGTTACAAAGCCAAAGAATTAGCAAAAGATTATGATGCTACAATTTTTAGCTCAGATGATTTGCGTGAAGAGTTATTTGGAGATGTAAATAATCAAGAACATAACCAAGAAGTATTTATCGAGCTATATAGACGGATTAAGGAATGTTTGCGCGGCGACAAGAGCGCTATTATGGATTCGACGAATATTTCATATAAGCGTCGCTTGGCGTTTTTGCAGGAGCTCAAAAACATTCCATGTGAAAAGATCTGCGTGCTCATGGCAACTCCATATGAAGAGTGCTTGAGGCGCAATGCAGAGCGTGAACGTAAAGTTCCTGAATATGCAATTGAAAAAATGTATCGTCAATTTGATCCTCCATATTGGTATGAAGGCTGGACTGAGATTCAAATTGAGTTCTCAGATGACAGTTATCGCAACATTAGTGCCATTGATTGGCTAAATTCCGTAAATGATTTTGATCAGAATAATTCACATCACTCTTTAACTTTAGGGGAGCATTCTGAAAAAACTTTCGATTATATTTTTAATATAGCGGGTGGAATTGACGATCATTCTATTATATTAAGAGGCGCTGCATTATTGCATGATAATGGTAAATGCTTTACGAAAACATTTAAAAATAGTAAGGGTGAAATTACTGATCAAGCTCATTATTATGCCCATGAACATGTTGGTTCTTACAATAGCTTATTTTATAGAATGCATTGTAACTCACTTGATGTGGCGGTTATTATTCGTTGGCATATGCAACCGTATTTTTGGGAACGAGACAATAATGAAAAGCTACACAATAAATATCGTAAATTATGGGGCGAGGATTTGTATCAAGACATTATGAAAATTCATGAAGCTGATAAGGCGGCTAAATAATAGGAGGGATTATAATGGCAAATAAAGATTCGCTTTGTGATCGCATGAAGTGCTATGAAAATGTTACAAGAAATTATTTAACTCGTAGAGCGCCAGTAATTATTCGTGTTGACGGTAAAGCGTTCCATTCCTTCACTCGCGGCTTTAAGAAGCCGTTCGATGGCATTTTCGTCAAATCTATGCAGGAAACAATGAAGTATCTTTGCGAGAATATTCAGGGCTGCGTGCTCGGATATACACAAAGTGATGAAATTACACTTGTCATTATTGATTACGAAAAAATTAAAAGCTGTGCTTGGTTCGATAATAACATCCAGAAGATGGCGAGCATTTCTGCATCTATGGCGACATTAGCTTTTAATAAATATTTTAGCGCTAACGTGTATAAATATATAAAAGAACATCAACTGATTTTTATTGAAGAAGACAATAAATATTACAATACTCTTATTGATGCTATTAAAAAAGGTGCAATGTTTGACTCTCGCGTATTTACTCTTCCAAAGGAAGAAGTTGTAAATTGCGTCATTTGGAGACAGCAAGATGCTACTCGAAATTCAATCAACTCTGTTGGACAGGCTAATTTTTCACATAAACAGCTTCAAAACAAAAGTTGCAATGATGTTCAGGATATGCTGATGTCAGAAAAGGGCATTAATTGGAACGATTATACTACAACTCTAAAGCGTGGTAGCTGTTGTATTAAGATGCCTCAAAAGATTAACGATGGGACAAAACAAGAATATATTCGCAACAAGTGGATTATTGATAACGAAATTCCTATTTTTACTCAGGATAGAGAATATATTAACAGTCGTATATTTGTATAATTTTATAGGCTCTGGTTAAAACCGGAGCCACATTTTTGTTCAAACAGTCAATAGACAATACAAAATGAATGGTGTATAATAAATGCAGACAGGAGGGATAAGATATGGCAAAGCTATTTTGCATTTCAGATGTTCATGGGTTCTACAACGAAATGCGTGAAGCGCTTGATAATACTGGGTTTGATCCAAATAATGAAGAACATTGGTTGATTTCACTTGGGGATATATGGGATCGTGGGCCACAGCCAATTGAAGTAATGAAGTATTTAAAGAATCTGCCGCGCAAAGTATTAATTAAAGGTAACCACATGGACCTTTTTGAAGATTGTTGTGAGCGTGGAGAGTATTGGGGCCATGATATTTCAAATGGAACTTACAAAACAATTTGTATACTTGGTGGCATGAACTTAGGTTATTCTTTTGCAGAGTGTTGCGAACATGCAGAAGCAATGACTCATATGTTTCGCAAGAGTATGGTAAATTATTTTGAAACTAAAAATTATATCTTCGTTCACGCATGGGTGCCACTAAATTGTAATGACAACTTGCCACCATATTACACTCGCAATCGCAAGTACTCAAAGATGGAGAACTGGCGCGAAGCAAATGACCAGCAGTGGGCTGATGCCAGATGGAACAACCCATATGAATTTGCGGAGCAAGGATTACTTCCAGATAAGACATTGCTATTCGGGCACTGGAATACTAGTTGGGCACATAATAAGTATGAAGGCAGTCCAGAATTTGGACATGGCGCAGATTTTAGTCCTTATTATGGCGATAATTATATAGGAATTGATTCATGTGTCGCTCATAGCGGAAAAATTAATTGCGTAGTATTGGAGGACGAATTTATGGATGGTGATGCGAGTTGAGATATGAGTTAATCAAAGGGAGCGCAAACGACACATCAAGTCCAATTGAAACCGTATTGGTAAATAGGGGCGTAGAAAATTGCAAGAAATATATGTCGTTATCAGAAGACGATATCGAACCATATGACCATCTTGATAATATTAATGATGCAGTTGGATGCTTTGTGAGGCATTTCGAAAGGGGTGACCCGGTCGGTATTCTTGTTGATACCGACACTGATGGAATATGTAGCGCCACTATTATGGCAAAATATATTTGGTCGCTCAAGGAAGATTATCCTGTTCATCTGATTGTCCATCAGAAAAACAAGGCTCATGGGCTTGAATCTCAGGATTTTGAAATTCCAGATGATATAAAGCTTATGATTATTCCTGATAGTTCTTCAAATGATATTGATGAGTGCCAAGTGCTAATTGATTCTGGAATTAATGTCATAACCGCTGACCATCACGAGAAGAGTGACCATAGAGAATATCCCGGTATTTTGATTAACAATCAAACATCAAGTAGTTACTATAATAAAGCTGCTTGCGGTACACATATTACATGGGACTTCCTTAGAGCACTTGATGAATATTATTGGGAAGACTACGCATCTCAATTTATAGACCTAGTAGCTCTAGCAAATATTGCAGATGTTATGAATATTAAATCTGAAAGTACTCGTGCAACAATTAATGTCGGTCTTCAGAGTATTCACAATAAAATGTTCAATGAACTTATAAAATCACAAGGCTTCTCAATGAAAGGACATGTAAATCCGCACACTATCGCGTTCTCCATCGCGCCTCAAATTAATGCATTTCTGCGCTTGGCTACTTTTGAAGAGCGAGAACTATTGGTTAGAGCCTTCTGCGAAGATGAGTCAGAAATGTTTGAATATACAAAACGTGGCGAATCATTTCCAACAGAAGAAAATATTTACGAGCATATGGCTCGTTTAATGACTTCGTATAGAGGAAAACAGAATCGTTCAAGAGATAAATCTGTTAAGTTGCTTCTTGACAAGGCGTATGAATGTGAGAATGATAAGGTTGCTATTATTGATGCAACTAACGAAATTGATCAGTCATTAACCGGTTTAGTAGCGATTCGTATCAGTGAGGCAATAAATAAACCTACATTACTTGTTCGTAGGCATGGAGATGAATTGGCGGGATCTGGACGAGCATTTAATAATTGCCCAATTGAAGACTTTAGAGCGTTGACGGAACAGTGTCCTTATATTACTCTAGCTCAGGGTCATAATGCAGCCTTTGGCACTGCATTGCTCGCAGAAAATCTTGAAAATGTGCGAGAATGGTTTAATGAAAAGCTTGATTCAGTAAACATGGATAAAGTTTATGCCGTCGATTTTATTCTTGACATGAATGACCTTGATATTAGTTTTATCCAAACAATTGATAAATATCAAGATCTGTGGGGGCAGGGGCTTTCTGAACCGCTAGTGGCTATTGAAAATATTACAATCAAGCGCTCAGACACTCATGTTCAAGGTAAGAACTTTGATAGTATTGCGTTTACAATAAATGATATTAAGTATGTGCTGTTCAAACTTCCAGAATCAGATCCATTGTTAGAATGGGCGTCTGCGTGGGAAGATGATGGTGAAGATATTACTATTAACGTTGTAGCAAAAGTTGGTTTAAGTGAATATAAAGGTGTTTATACTCCACAATGTACAATTGAAGAATACACAATACAAAATGAATAAACATAAAGGAGGACTAAAATTATGACTATTACTACTGCAAAGCGTGACCTATTTACTATGCCACAGGGATATTACTTCGCTCACTGCATCAGCTCCGACTTCGCTCTTGGGGCAGGTATCGCAACAACCTTTGATTTTGTTTACAACATGCGTTTTAAGTTGTTTAATAAGTATCCTGATTATGAATATCATGGCGGGGACGCTTTACTGGTTGATAATGTGTTCAATCTTGTTACTAAACAGAAGTATTGGCACAAGCCAACCTATGAATCCGTAAGAGGTGCACTTGAAATGATGAAGGAACAGATGGATTTTGAGGGTATTACTAAGTTAGCAATGCCATGTATATCTTCTGGACTTGATCGTCTTGAGTGGTCAAAGGTTTATGAAATCATCTGCGAAGTATTTGATGATACAGACGTTGAGATTGTGATTTGTAGGTTGTAAGTGGAGGTTTAACTTATATGTTCGAAATTAGACCAACTTATCTCATTATGACTACGGCAGCAAATAATAATAAATATTATAACATGTTCCCTGAAGGCGATAGATTTAGAGTGGAGTATGGCAGAATTGATTCTACTAAAACAACGACATATTATCCAATCTCAAAATTTGAATCGCAAGCAAAATCTAAAATCAAAAAAGGTTATGTAGATGTAACAGACCTAAAACAGGACTTGGTAGAGGAGATTTCTTCTACCAATCCTGAAAGTCCATACAAGGAAATTGAAAACGCCGCAGTAAGAGCTATTGTAGAAAAGCTTCAGAACCTAGCTCGTGAAACCATTCAGAGGAATTACACTGTAAAAGCATCTGCTGTTACTCAAGATATGGTTGATGCTGCACAGGAAATTATTAATGAACTTGCAAATTCTCATTTCACAATTGAAGCATTCAATGATATTCTTCTTAGGCTCTTTACTGTAATTCCAAGAAAGATGGAGAACGTTAGAGATTATCTTGCCAACAAGCCAGAAGATTTTGCTCAAATCATTTCTAAGGAACAGGATCTGCTTGACGTTATGCGTGGTCAGATTTATGTAAAACCCGAAGTTGAAACAACTGAGCCAGTTGAAAAGAAGTCGCAGACCATTCTCGAAGAACTTGGGCTTGAGATGGGAGAGGCTACTGATGACGATGTTGCAATGATTAAGTTCCTGATGAATGAATCTGCTGGTAAGTTTAGAAAAGCTTGGAAGGTTAAGAATATCAAAACTCAAGAGCGTTTTGACAAGTTTGTTGCAGAGAACAATATTAAGGACACTAGGCTTTTATTTCATGGTAGCCGTAGTGAGAATTTCTGGTCTATTATCAAGACTGGACTGGTGATAAGACCCACTAATGCGATTATTACAGGGAAGATGTACGGGTTTGGGATTTATTTTGCCCCTAAGTGTCAGAAGTCTATTGGGTACACTTCGTTGTCTGGTTCTTATTGGGCGCGTGGTAACAACAATGTTGCATATATGGCTTTGTTTGAGGTAGCATATGGTACTCCATATGATGTATATAATTTTGATAACAAATATTATAATCTTGATTACAATAAGTTGCAACAGTTTAAACCAGGTGCCAATTGTCTACATGCTCATGCGGATAAAGGAATGCTAAGAAATGATGAAATTATAGTGTATAAAGAAGATCAATTAACGATTAAATATTTGATCGAGATTGGTAATTGAGGTAGTAGCGATGAATAGCAATATAACTTTTTCTTCGGGTACATTGTACCTATCTGATAGTAACAATATTCAAATGAAACTTTTAGATGATGCTATTCCTGAATTTGATGTAGTTATGTCAGACAAAAAAGAGTCTAAAGTTTTTCATATGTTACACACGCCGTCCGAATTAGAAATTACTTTAACTGACGTAGATATGAACATGCCCTTATTTAATAAAATGTGTGCACCGTCTACGTATACAAAACAAAAAATCCATTGGAATAGGTCAATTATGATTCAAGCACGTTGGCACAAAAAATATCGCACAAACAAAAAGTGGTTGAAGCGTTATGGCATGAAGCATGACGAAGTTACGATTGAGGCATCAGTTGATTCGTGTAGCAATAGTATGTCTCACACCAAATATATGCAAAAATATGAATTTGATATTAACTCTCTGGTGCTACATTTTCGCCAAGATCAGATGCGTAAAAATCTAAAAATTGAATTTTAAATTAACGAGGTGATGTGTGATGATTCGATATGTATGTGACATGTGTAAAAAAGATATAGATAAAGATGTTCATGTTATTGATGAATTTCCACGTAAAGTATTAGTATACGCATATGGCGCAGGAGACATAAAAGTAGCGTCTTTTGATAAATATGATCTTGCTGAGACTCATTTGTGCGATGTATGTTTTAAAAGGATCGCAGATATGCTTCAAACGGCGAAATAAAAAATGAATGGAGAAAAAAAACTATGACTACAGAAATTCTAAATGCTAAAATCACTAATACAAAACTTGGCGAAGATCATGGTTGCCTTACAGCAAACCTTTTTCTAGAAGGCGACGGATGGGGTTGTACATTTGGGGGTTATTGCTTAGACCATTGGTTTTCGGATGTCGGCAAATATAATTCATCTGATGGATACGGTGCAATTATTGAACTCATGAAGACCCTAGAAGTAGAGTCGTGGGAAGAACTAATGGGTAAATATGTACGCGTAGAAATTGAAGGTTGGGGCGGCAATATTATTAAAATTGGACATTTGTTCAAGAACAAATGGTTTTCATGGAAAGATTATTTTGAAGAAGCTAAAAAGGGGAACGAGCATGAAGATTAAATATTGCTGTAACTACTGCGATAAACAATTTGATGATGAATCAACATGCAGAGCGCACGAAATTCTACACCTACATGGCATCGAAGAATTAAAATATTACATTCAATATGCTACTAATAAAGATCTATGTTCGTACTGTGATAATGCATATTATGTATATGGGAGTGAATTTAGATGTAATCATAATGAATGTAGTGCAAAAAATAATTATAAGGATTTTAAAGGAGAAAAGATTTATGATTTCAAAGGAAACATTTGTTGAAGTTATGAATAAGCTTGAAACGCTTGATAAAAAGATGAACGACGTAGATGTTGCAATGAAGGCTTTGTCTCCAGATTTTTGTGGGCTTTATGTTCCACAAACATTCTATATCGTACTCGATATCTTAACTAATATTTTTAACGATAAAAGTGATTGGCTTTCGTATTTCATGTTTGAGCTAGATTGGCTTCATGACTGGAAGCCGGGAGACGTACTAGTGAATAATAAGCCGGTTGATTTAAGTACATGGGACAAGGCGTATGACTTTCTAATTAATAATATGAATGAAAACAAAAATAACTAAATTAAAAAGGAGATAGATACTATGAGTAAGATTTCAATTAATAGTGACATTTTTATGAAGGGACTAAAGATTTATTCTGTTAATGGTGATATTTATGCCGAGATTACTGGTGAAGCGCTCACAGATGTTGGACCAGCTAGTTTTAACGTTCAGAAGGTTAAGCTAGATTTTAAATCTCCGGGACAGACCGAACTTGGCGCATATGCTTTTATGGATGGTAGGGGTAGAGTTGGATATGATTTTAATTTAGGAGATGTGCTTTATAAGACAAGCGAAGAAGAACAAAAAAAAGATAGCGACACTGTAGACAATTCTGAAAAAAATGATAATGCAGAAAATAATGAACCGGTTACAGAATAGCTAATAAAATTATTTGGGAGAGCCACATAATGCTCTCCCAATCATATAAAGGAATGCGAATAATATGATGGCAGATTTTCAAAAAACGTTTAATCCAACAGAGGAAGATAAAGAAGAATTGGTAATTAATTTACTAACAATGATAATTGAGTTGGTAAAGGACAAATGCTGTTCTACTTGCAAGTATTCTGAATGTAGAAAAGAGTATATGCACAGCTACGAAACCACGGAAATATATTGCAAGAAAAAAGATAAGGTTACTTTTGACAGTTGTAATGCATATGAGGTTCGTAGTGTGTTAGAACTATTAAGATAAAATTTTTTTATTGGAAAACATTTATAAAACAATATAAAAAAGTTTGTGCATTTGGTCAATTGTAATTTTGTTTATATAGGTCTATTATAGTAATACAAAATGAATGAGGTGACATACGTGAACATAGAAGTGAATTCAAATGGAACAAATAAAGCAATCAAGGCCACTATATTGTCAGACGAAAGAATGAAGGAAATTGGCTTTCATAAAAATTACTACGAAGGCACAGACCATGAACAGCACAGCCCCTATTGGTGGTTTACAAAACCTATTAAATTTCCTAAAGAAAAAAGATGGCGCGGCACATCTATTGATTTTGATGTAAAAATTCCAAAGGATGGATCTGACATTGAAATTATTACATTAGACATGTATTTTTGTCAACTTTATGATTACCAAGAAATACTATATAGGAATTCAAAAAATGAATGCGCAAACATAGTTAAAGAACAAGTCGAAATGTGGATGAAATATTTACATGACAAAGGTGTTCTAAGTGGTCATGCATATGGAGAATATATATAATTACGTCCGAAGAGGTGAATTAAATTGACTTTTACTTTTTCCAAAAACTTATTTATTAGATTCTACTGTTGGTTTGAAAATCGCATCGTACACCCTATTAAAAATCATTATTATAGAAACAAGAAAACGCATTATCAATGCTGTGTATGCGGAAAGATTGAAGCTCCGTATTTTAAAGATGATCCTTATTATCGTGGTCCAATAACTGATGACTATGGTTGGCATAAGCTTGATAACGGTAAATATAATCGTTGGATTTGTCATCATTGCGCAGACCATGGGTTTGATGATTCTGGTACAAAAATTCCCAGAGAAGAAAGAGAACCTACTTGGGACGAATGGCAAGAATATGTAAGAACAAGCAATGAAAAAGTACTATCTTTGATTAAGGAAAAAGACCCAGAGTACTATGAATATTGGTTTAATGGTGGACGAGAACACGAACTGTTTGAAAATGAGGATGAAGATGATGAATAATAAATATTTACGAGTTACAATTCATGATAACGATTTTACAAATTCACTACTGCTCGTTGGAGGTTTACTCAAACAGGCGTTTAAATATGAGGGTAAATACCCTATCGAACAAGATTTTGATATTCTTAAAGAAACAATCAAGCATATATGGTATGGCACTCATGGAATTATGAACCGAATTATGAACCAGCTTCGTTTTGGAAAGTGTATATTATATGGTATTGATTATTTTGAACCAGATTTAGAATTCGTAGATTTTGAGGATATTCCAGATTGGGATAATAGTGAAAGTATTTACATTCCAATGTTTGATGGAGAAATTTTATTGAGGTGATTATATGGATAATATTCAACAGATTAAAAAATTAACAGCAGAGCTTTTGCAGTATTGCCATGAATATTATGATCTGGATTCTCCCACGATTAGTGATGCTATCTATGATAAAAAATACAATGAGCTAGAAAAACTTGAAAATGAAGCAGATTTTTGGCTTGCCAATAGCCCAACGCGCAAAGTACAAGGTGAAGTACTTCCATACCTAATGAAAGTTCATCATTCTGTACCAATGCTTTCTGCAGACAAGTCTACAAATATTGAAGATGTAAAGAAGTTTATCGGCGATCATTTTGTGGTTGCTTCTTATAAGTTAGATGGAAGCACTGTAGTCTGTAAGTACAATAACGGACAGTTTATTCAGGGTCTATCTCGCGGATCAGGTACGGATGGGGAGGACATTACGCACACCGTTAAAATGATAAAAAACCTTCCAATGACAATTCCATACAAGGGCTATCTAGAGATTCGCGGAGAAGCGCTGATTCCATGGAAGTATTACAATGAAATGAATAAGGACGGCACGCTTGGTCATCCTCGCAACGTAGCATCTGGTGGACTAAGACAGCTTGATGCGAATGAAGCTGCAAAACGCAATATTTATTTCTATGCTTTTACTCTCGTAAATTGGAGAGATATCGGAGTAAAAACTAAATTTGAATCTTTGAGATTTCTTTATAATAATGGGTTCGATGTGGTTCCTCATGTGCAGATTCCAACATATGGTACGCTTGAAAAATCATTGGCCTATCTTAACAGAGAAGCTTATGAAAACCCAACAGATGGCTGGTGCTTCGAGTATGATGATCTTGAATACGGTGAAAGTCTTGGTTCGACCGGGCATCACGACAGAAGACTATTTGCGCTAAAGCCTGAGGTTGAAGAGCATACAACTACTTTTCGTGGAGTAGAGTATAATACCTGTCGTACAGGTATCGTTTCTTTGACCGCTACATTCGATCCAGTAGAGATTGGAAACACAACAATTACGAGAGCCACACTTCACAATGTTGATTATTTTAATAGTCTTGAACTTGGTGAAGGCGATGAAATTGTAGTTGCAAAAATGAATGAAATTATCCCCGGTGTACTACAGAACAACACTTGTTCTAATACGTATAAACTCATTGATGTATGTCCATCTTGCGGTAAGCCGCTTATTATTAAAAACACTGGAACAGCCAACGTTCTATATTGTCAGAATGAAAATTGTCCCTCCAGAAAGCTTGCACGGTTTGTCCATTTTGTTTCGAAGAAAGGAATGGCAATTGACGGACTCAGCGAAGCAACTTTGGAAAAGCTAATTTCTCTTAACTATATCAATAATTTTCAGAGCATTTACCACCTTGTAGACCACCGCGATCAACTTATTAAGCTAGACGGATTTGGCGCTAAATCAGTTGAAAAACTATTGCTAGCTATTGAGAAATCAAGAAACGTAAAGCTTGAAAACTTTATTGCTGCGCTTGGTATTGATGGTATTGGTTCAAGCGCTTCAAAAACCATTGCAGATCATTTTGAAAACAAATTCGATTACTTGCTAGACGCAACTTTCTGTAAATATGATTTTACTCAAATGCCTGACTTTGGAGAAGTGATGGCAAACAACCTACAGGATTATTTTGATGAGTATTTTGCTGGTATTTGTTCACTTGCAAATGAAATGATTTTTATTATGCCAGAAAAGAAAACTGTAGCCAACAATCCATTCAACGGTAAATCTCTATGCGTCACTGGTAAGCTCGTCCGTTTCACTAGGGACTCCATTAATGAAAAGATTGCTTCCATTGGTGCAAAAGCTATTGGCTCTGTTTCTAAAAATACGGATTATCTTATTACTAATGAAGCAAGCGGTTCTTCAAAGTATAAGAAAGCCATGGAACTTAATATCCCAATTCTTACTGAAGATGAATTTCTAAAAATGATTGGAGAGTAAATTATGATTCTATGTAATAATGATTGTGAACCTTGCTGTGACTTCTGCATTTACGCAATTCACGATGAATTTGAACTAAATGGTCATATGGAAATTGGTGGTCCAATTGAGTGCAAGCTCCATAGAGATGAAGAGCATCAGGAAATAGCAGAATATTGTGGATATTGTGATGATTTTCATTGCTTCCTTACAAATAATGAATGAAAACTTTGTGCATTCGGTCAATTGAAATTTTTTCCATGCAATGCTATTATAAGAATACAAAATGAATGGCAACGAGGTGATAACCAAATGAAAGAAAAATCTTGTTGTACTTGTAAGAATTATCTTGGTGGTGGATGCTGCAAAATCAACGAAGAGGCTGAGTGCGGCTGCGGAGAATTTGAGCTATGGGAGGATAAACATGATGTGGGATGATATACTCGAAGGACTTGCAAATGTCTCACCTGTGTTATGGTTCCTGTTGGGTTATTTAATTGTGAAAGTATTGTTTGGCTAAGAAGGAGGATCAACAATGGCAGAATTTACTGAGGTAATTAAGCAAGCAAAACGAATTTGTAACATATACGGAACGGACGAAGTGCAATGTAAAGGATGCCCGCTAAATAGTCACAATGGCTGCCGTATCTTCTATAACTGTTTTGACTGCGACGATACATATTTTATTAAAATTGAAAAATATGTAATGGATTGGGCAAAAGAAAATCCAGAAACAGTGTATCCGAGCTGGATAAATGCTTGGAAACAGCTTTTCTCAGATGGACACTGCCCATGTCCTAAAAAAGCATTTGGCGCAACCGAATTTTGCGAGAATGTTGCGAAGCATGAATGTATAAAATGCGGAGACATCACCGTTCCTGCCGACATCGCAAAGAAACTTGGGGTCAAGCCGAAGGAGGGAGTGTAATGGCTGAACTTCATATTAGTAGTCATGACATTAATTGCGTGTGGTGTGGAACAAAAATGCTATATGCCGAGCACTGGCTTACTCCATGTGGAGCGGAATCATATTTTTATTGTCCACGATGTTATGCAAAAACTCCGAAAGTAATGGTGACTAGCGAAGAAGTACAGAAGATGCTTAAAGAACGTTGTATAGCAAAGACGATAAGGCTATGTGCGAAGTTTGAGGGGGATGCACGATGGGAGACCTAATTAGCCGTGAAGATATGCTAGAACAATTTGACAAGAGAGTAGAGCATATGATTATTAGAACAGAGGACGACAAGCGTATATCTATAGAATCGTTCAGAAAGTTCATTGAGAATCGTCCTACTGCAGTTATTCAGTGCAAAGATTATGTCGTTAATGGTTTGGCTGATCAACTTAATGAGGCATTATCGGCAAATGCTGACCTGATGTATGAGAATGAAAGTAAGCAGCAAAGAATTAATCAATTAACCGAAGAACTTCGACTGGCTAAAATTGAACTGAGTTCACTTATGAAAGACCTAAAACTTGCATTTGAACATCCCGATGGTCTATGCTCAATTTGTAATGATTACAAAAATGCGGTGGCAGGTATGTGCAGAGGCGGTAGCCTTGAAGAAGATAACCTTAATTGTTTTGAATGGAGAGGAGTATGAACTATGGGACTTAAGCATGACATTATCGATATGGCCGTGTCGCTTCTACATTTGCTAGAGCACTGTGACGATGAGGATTTTTTTGAATATATTACTGAAGCAATTTATAACAATGATACAATGTCGCTTTATGACTTGGAGGATTCACTAGACGAGTGACGAATGTAAAAAATGGGTGTATAGGTCTCCTGTACGCCCATTTGGTCTTGACAAAATAGTAGCGCATGAGTATAATATTGGCAGTACAAAATGAATGGAGTGAGCATATGGGACATATTATTACGGCACTTGTAAGTTTAATGATTGGCTTTCTGTTTGGATTTGCGGTGGCAGCGATTCTTAGTGTAAGCAAGTAACGAAAGGGTATAAATATGGCAAATAATATTGTGAATAATTACAGTAGTACTATTATCGAAATCTTTAAGAGTGTAATTAGCAACTATGAGCTGAATCTCGACATTATTAAGCAGTGTGAAGCCGAATTGAATGACTTGAATCATGAAGCAGAATTGTCGGAACCTAAGGACATGTATAAGGGTTACCTCGTATATAAGGCTATTCGCGAAACTCGTATTCGTAGAAGAACCGCCAAAGAAGAAAACGAATTGCTTAAAGATATTTATGATTATTTCCAGAGCCAGCAGGGTCAAGCATTTAAGAACAAGATTCAGTCTATTCAGGGGAGTTCGGTAAAACTTCGTGCCACGCAAGAAGCAAGAACTTATACGCCAAGGCAGAGAGATGACCTTACTATTACCGAAAAACATTCTACTGCAAATAAGCCATTTGAGGAAATGCTTAAAGACTTTAAGAAAACGAAGGTAACAATGAAGGGTGGCAAACTGAGAAAATAATAATACAAAATGAATGGAGTGACTAGAATGAGTAAAAAGACTTGTGCCTATTGCAAGGTGAAACGTGACGAATCAGAAATGGGTTATGTAAAAAAGTCTGGAAAGCATAGGACATACTATTGTGATATTACTTGTTTCGAAAAAGCGATTGAAAGAAAGAAGAAAAGAGAAGAGAATAAAAATAAATTGAGGTGAGTATAGTTGATACTTACAGCAGGTCAGGAGAATGGCCTTAAAATTGCCGTTGAGCGATATAGAAATAATGAACCATATACCGTAATAGCAGGGTTCGCTGGAACTGGCAAAACAACGCTTGTTCAACATATTATTAGTGCATTAAACATCCATGAAAGTCAGGTTGTTTATATAGCATATACTGGTAAAGCAGCATTGGTGCTTAAAAACAAAGGGTGTTTTAATGCAATGACTGCACATAAACTTTTATATAACGCCAAAGAAAAACCTGACGGAACCTTTGAATTTACGCCGAAGACACATCTTGAAAATAACTACAAGATAATTGTATTAGATGAATGTAGTATGTTGCCAAAGGATATGTGGGAACAACTATTAAAACATAATACTTATGTTCTTGCATTAGGAGACTGTGGACAGCTACCTCCCATTGATGGTAATAGTGAAATTCTAAATTCACCACATGCTATGCTCGATGAAGTTGTTAGACAAGCATCTGAATCCCCTATTATTCGTCTTAGTATGGATATTAGGAATGGTAAATGGATTGAATATGGAGGCCCAAAGGAATGTAGAGTCTTTCCTATAGATAAAGTTTCTGACAAATTACTAATTGGTGCAAGTCAGGTTATTTGCGGCAAGAATGCAACTCGGCATTGTTTAAATGAGCAATTACGAAAAATTAAATGGGGTGAAGAATATGGTTTAGCACCAAAAAATGGCGATAAGGTAATTTGTCTTAAAAATCAATGGAATAAAGTTGGGACAAATGGAGACCCATTGGTTAATGGTATGATTGGTATGGTTGACCACATTTCATTAGTTGATGACTCATTATATAATCCTAAAATGATTGCAAATTTTATATCAGATAATGATGGAGAATACGAACAGCTTCATATGGATTATAAAATTTTTACAGATAAGGAACCAACAGTCAATGCAAATAACTGGAAGAAGTATCCAAAGCCACTTCGTGCTTATGAATTCGACTACGCTTATGCTATTACTGTTCATAAGAGTCAAGGCTCAGAATTTGAAAGAGTAGTTATATATGATGAGTGGCTTGGAGATAGAGAGTATCATCGTAAATGGTTATATACTGCAGTTACAAGAGCAAGTAAAATGCTTGTGGTTGTAAAATGACAATACGAAATGAATGGAGGTCGTGATGATGTCAAGTAGTCTACACACACACTCGTATTTTAGCATCCTAGATGGTTACAGTTCACCAGAAGAAAATCTGAAACGTGCATCTGAACTTGGTCTGAGAGCTCTGGCAATTACGGAGCACGGCGAACTTACATCACATCCATACTACGCAGAGCTTAAAGACAAATACCCAACTGTAAAACAACTATTCGGTATCGAAGCATACGAGTGTGAAGATAGGGAAATTAAAGATCCAAACAATAAATACTACCACATGATTATTATTGCACGTAATGAAGAGGGGCGACGTGCAATTAATCGAATTTCTACGCTTGGACATTTACATGGGTTTTATTACAAACCTCGTGTAACTCGTTATGATATTGCAAAAGAGGGGGCAAAAAATTTTATTGTTCTTTCTGCGTGTCTTGCTAGTAGGATATCTCGCACAGAGGATTATAATACATGTGTAGAGATGGTAAAAGAATATAGGTCTTTGTTCCCATATTATTTTTTAGAAATTCAAGCACATGATAACGAAGAACAGCAAGCGTATAATCAAAAAATTATGCGCCTAGCTGCGGATACGAAAACACCAGTAGTAGTAACTAACGATGTTCATGCAGCAACGAAGGAAGACCTATATTATCAAGATTATTTTCTTCGTATTGCTCAGGACAAAGAAACCGCATCTGAAATATACAGTGGATGCTATTTTATGTCCGATGAAGAAATTCACGAAGTACTTGATAAGCAGATTGGATATGATGCAGTTCGTGAATGTATTAAAAATACAGATTTGGTTGCAGATTTGTGCGAAGATGTGGACATGCCTTGGCATGAGCCAGAACTTCCTAAAATTGATATTCCAGATAAATATTCAAATTCTGCCGAATATCTACGAGATTTAACTTGTAAGGGGTATGCTCGTAGAGGTATGGACAAATGGCCACAGGAAAAGCAAGATGTCTATAAAAAAAGAATTGAAGAAGAACTTTACGTTATCGAAAAGAAGGATTTTTGTGATTACTTTTTAATCCTTGTAGACTATATTAATTGGTGTCGTAATAATAACGTTATTGTTGGACCAGGTAGGGGTTCTGCTTGTGGTTCAGAGGTTTGTTATTTGCTTGGCATTACCAATCTTGACTCGATTAAGTATGATCTTGACTTTGGTCGTTTTCTTACCATCGAAAGAAAAGATCTTCCTGATGTTGATGTTGATGTAAGTGACCGTGCGAAAGTTATTGATTACCTAACTAATAAATATGGCGAAGATAGAGTTGTTCAGGTTATGAATATTGTCTATACTTCTCCAATCACAAGCATCAGAGATATTGGCAAATTACTTGGATTTCCGTATAAAGAAATGGAGCGAATTAGTAAGGGGTTTATCCAAGATAGTTGGGAAGAATGTCTGGTAAACAATAAAGAGATAGCAGATAACCAGAAATATAAAGAACTATTAAATATCGCAGGGCATATAACAAATCGCCCTCGTGGTTATGGAATCCATGCAGGAGGAGTTATCGTATGTAGGAACTCGTATGACCATTATATTGGAATAAGGCGTGGCCAAAATGGAGAACATGTTATCTCTGTTGATAAGGTAATGGATGAGAAAATTTCCTTAGTCAAATACGATTGCCTAGGAGTCGCCTCACTAATTGCAATAAATGAAGCTATGCAAGAAGATAATATTGATCCATGGGAAATTGATATTAATAATCCAGCATTTGAACATGACGAGGCGATTTTTGATTTAATTTGTAGTGGTAAAACAGACTCTTTGTTCCAGATAGAAAGTGCTGGGATGAAAGATTTGATTACAAGATTGCAACCACGTTCTTTGGAGAATTTAACCGCTCTTGTTGCTTTGTATCGTCCCGACGCTATGCCAGCAATAGATGGATACATTGAGGGTAAAAATAATCCAAGTAGTATCCATTATATTCATTCAGACATGGCTCAAATTTTTGATAAGACATACGGACAAAATATTTATCAAGAGCAGAGTATGAGACTTACAAAAATATTTGGCGGCAGAAGTGACGCTGGGGCCGACAGGATGCGTAAATGTCTTGCAAAGAAACAACCTGAAAAAGTTAAAGTGGAAGTTGAACTGCTACATCAAGAAATTTTAAACAATGGTTATTCGAAAGACATAGCCGACAAAATATGTGAAGAATTGTCCACAAAGGGCGGATATGGATTTAACAAGTCGCATGCTGCGGCTTACGCTGTAATTTGTATGCAAACCGCGTATCTTAAGGCGCATCACCCAGTAGCATTTTTTAAAGCAATGCTTAATCTTAATAAAGATAAAGCAGGTAAAGTAAATAAAATTGTTCTTGATGCAAGACAATTCGGTGTAGAAATTTTGCCGCCAAACATTAATAATTCAGGCATGAACTTTTCTGTTGTTAATGGAAAGATTCTGTTTGGGCTATCAGCACTTACTGGAATTGGTTCGACCCTTACAGAAACCATTATTAACGAACGCGACACCAATGGTAGATTTACAAACTTTAATAATTTTGTAGAACGAGTACAACCGACAAAAGCACAAATTATCTCTCTTGTGAAGTCTGGTGCGATTCCAACAAAAAATAAAAAGAAGTTTCTAATTAAATATCTTAATTCCATGTATCAGCGAAGTGAATATAAACCAGTTGCATCATTGCCGACAAAAATGAAGTTGCTTATGGAATGGAATATTGACACCAGCCAGTATATGATTGGCCGTAAAGTTGATAAAGAACGAGTACTTGAAATCTACAATTGCAAGAAGAAAGTTAAGTTCGAAGAGGAACAAAATGAAAAATATCAAAAATACATTGATGAATGCAATGAAAAATATCTAAAAGATGAGGCGTTTTGGGAGTTCGAAACCCTACAAATCTTCGTATCAGACGAGAACCCATTTGTTAAAGCTTATGAAATCCTTGATGATTTTACCTCATATGAAGATGGTGACAAATGCGTTATCGTGGGTATTATTTCAAAGATTCAAAAGAAAAAAACTAAAACAGGAAGTCAATTTGCATTCGCTAATATTTATTCTGGAGATGGGTTGATTGAAGTTACGATCTGGCCAGACGCATTACAGAAGTTTCAAGACTTAATTGTAAAAGGACAGCAAGTAGCTATTCTTGGCAAAAAAGAAGGTGAAGATAAAATGATTGTAGACAAAATGAAATCATACAATCAGTGGCTCACGGACGTCGCGAAGAAAAAGTATGGCATAAAGTTTTAACAATTGTCAGGCTCTGAAAATACATTCAGGGCCTTGACAATACAAAATGAATGTGCTATACTATATGTATTCCAAATTATGGAAGGAGAATCTACATGGAAGAAAATAAGAGTCTAAACAACGAAATCGATGAGGCCGTAGCTGGAATTGATCCATCAGAAATGAGTCAGGAAGAAATCAAGAAGGCTATTGGTGACTTTCTAACAAAGGAACGCGGCCAGTCTATGATCCTTGGTTACCGCGTTGCATGTCAGACTGTTTTACAGATGATTGCGCCATGGCACAAGCCCAACTGTTCTCATCGTGAGTACGAACGCATCTTTAAGAAGCTAGAAGAATTCTGCGGCAAAGCACTAAAGCACGATGAAGATGAAAAGGACACTCCAAAGACAGTACAAAATGAATGACGCAAGGAGACACTAAAATGATTCATCTCAGCGATGGTTATGCAGTCAGTGTTGACAGCCGTTGTTACACTGTAGGAATCCCAAGGTCGCAAACAATTGACAATAAGAAAACTGGTGAGACCAAAGAAACTACCATTATGACTGATGCTAAGTATTACACCTCACTGGATAAGGCACTAGTTGGGTGGTGGCAGACTATGCGCAATAAAGAGCTTTCAAATTTTGATGGCTCACTTGATGAAGCAATCGAGGTAATCAAGAAGCAAGACGAAAAAATTAAAAATATTATTTCTAAAATTGAGATTGTATATGACAGTACAAAATTAATGGACGAAGTAAATAATACAATAGGGGAGGTAGATAAAAATGAGCCCAACACAGGAGATGAACAACCCGTCGTTAAGCGTAGAGGACGACCTAGGAAATCAGTATGATATGGTATCTAATGTGCATGTGTATGGACTAGAAGATAGTATTAAAGCTTCCAAATATCCAATGTCTACTGATGTGTCAAAATGTACGGATGAAGTCACAAAGATGGTTAAGAGTCTTGGTAGTGTTCCAACTGGAACTGGGCATGACAATTTCTTGAATGGCATTATTGTACAATTTGATTTAACTTATACGGTTAAGGCTTGGACGGAGGCAGAAAGATACCACTTCTTTAACTTTGTAAGTTCTCAGTCAACTATGCACCGCATTACTCAATTTGACCTAGATAAAGCATATATCGAATATGTCGATCCAAGAATTATTGAGATTATGAAAGAAAAGGTAGCGGACTACAATGAGTATTGTGAAAAATTCAAGGACGCAGAACCTGGTTCTATTGCTGATAGAATGAAGAAGATTAAGTATCTTGAGATTCTTTATTCGAATCCATGTGGATTTAAGCTTACTGCAAGAATGACGACAAACTACAGACAGCTTAAAACTATTTATCAGCAGCGTAAGAATCACAGGCTTATTGAATGGGTTATGTTCTGTAAATGGATTGAGACGCTGCCAATGTTTAAGGAGATTTGTTTGAAACATGACAACGACAATGAATAATAAACTTTTTCTATTAGTAGGGAAGTCAGCTTCAGGTAAGTCTACAATCGCGACTATCCTTGAAAAAGTGCACGGATACAAGCAGGTGGAGTCGTACACCACCAGAAAGCCAAGGCATTTTGCAGAAAGCGGTCATGTTTTTGTCTCGGAAGAGGACTTCCTAAGCATTGGAGAACTTGCTGCTTATACTTTTTATAATGGCAATAAATATGGTGTTACATACGAGCAGCTTGAGCAATGTAGTACTTATGTAATAGATGTACCCGGCGTTGAAAACCTACTAAAAAATCTCAATGGTTCTCGACCAATCTGTATCGTTTATTTTGATGCTGCGGTTTCAACTCGTATTATGAGAATGATTGAACGTGGCGCATGTGACCACGAAATTATTGGTAGACTACTTACTGACGATACCACAAATGATTGGTTTAGAGAATTGGATAAGCTCGTATGGCATTATAAAAATATTGAGCATCAAGATGTAGAGCTACATAAAATTGATGCTAATGAAAATATAGAGAATGTGCTAAAGCAGGTTCTATATTATATAGGTAAAAATGAAGAAACGGAGTGATAAGTATTGAACGTACAAGAATGGTTGGGGGCCGATAACCAACTTGGCATAGACATTTGGGAACGAAAATATCGTTATGATAATGAAGATTTTGATGCGTGGATTGATAGAGTGTCTGGTGGGGATTCAGAATTAAAACAGCTAATTAAAGATAAAAAGATTCTACTTGGAGGAAGAACTCTTGCGAATAGGGGAACTCCATCAAAGTCAAATTTCTTTAACTGTTTTAGTCACGGTTACGTCGAAGATGACTACAAAGACATTATGCAAACCGCAATGAATATTGGACTTACGTTCAAATATCAAGGCGGTCAAGGAATTTCCCTTACAAAACTTCGCCCAAAAGGGACACCTATTGGAAAAGAATATACTTCAGACGGTATTATCCCATTTATGAAGATTTATAACGAAGTAACTGCTGGGACATCACAGGGTGGTAGTCGCAAGGGTGCGCTTATGATTTCCCTAGATGCAAGACATAAAGAAGCCGAAGAATTTATTCTAATTAAATCAAAAGAAGGAGAAATTGAAAAGGCGAATTTGTCTCTTGAAATTGATGATGAATTCATGAACGCAGTAAAGAAATTCTATGATACAGGAGAAACTGTTATTCTTCATGAAAAAAGAAACTACAGTGGCCACATTATAGAATATGATGTCATTCCAATTAAGATTTTCAAATTACTTGTTGATAATTGTTATGATTGGGCAGATCCCGCCGCTTTGTTTGTGAATAAATTTAGAAATTATAATATTATGCAATATGACGATGATTATCAGATTGAAACCTGTAATCCCTGTGGTGAACAACCACTTCCAAAACACGGCGCGTGCTGCCTTGCATCACTAAATCTATCAAACTTTATTATAAATCCATACACACCAAACGCTTATTTGGACACTGAATCATTTGTGCATGCAGTCAAAGTTGGTGTGCGAACTTTAGATAAACTAATTGATGAAAATTACAGCAGACATCCACTAAAAGAGCAGCAAGAAATGTCATGGAATTATCGTAATATTGGGCTTGGAATTTTTGGATATGCTACTGCGCTTATGAAATGTGGATACAAATATGGTAATAAAGAAGCTCTAAAATTTACAGACGATGTATTTGGATTGATGTTTAGGGCCGCAGTAATCGAAAGCAATAACCTTTCTAAAGAACTTGGGTGCTTTCCAAAGTATAAAGAATGTGTTTGGGATAGCGATATTATTAAAAATCATTTCAGACAAGATGAAATTGACCAAATGAAGGAATACGGGTTACGAAATTGTTCACTGCTTTCTATTGCACCAAACGGTAGCATCGCTACGCTTGTAGGCGAATCTGGTGGATGTGAGCCCGAATTTGCAATGAAGTTTACACGCAGGACTGTTGGAATGACTGACGGACAAGACACTTATTATGATGTGTATTGTCGTGGTGCAAGAGAATATATGGAAGTAAATAATACAAACACACTCCCAGATTATTTTGTGGCGTCTCACGATATTCTATGGAAAGATAGGGTATTAACTCAAGCAGTAATGCAGAAGCATATTGATACTGCAATTAGTTCTACGGTTAATTTACCAAACTCTACAACAAAAGAGGATATTGCAAATTTATATATGTTTGCATGGCAATCCGGACTAAAAGGCATCACAATTTTTAGAGACGGGTGTAAGCGAGTTCCAATTCTTTCAACAGACAGTAGCACCTCAAAAGATAACTCTATAAATCTAGAAGAGCTTCCGCGTGGGTTTGTTGTGTCAGCGTCTGATGATTGTGTTGGCAAGAAACGTAAACTGCAAACTGGTTGTGGTTCTCTTCACTGCACAGCATTTTTTGATCCAATTACCGGTGATCTTATGGAAACCTATCTTAGCAAAGGCTCAAGCGGAGGGTGTGCAAACTTCATGGTTGGTCTTAGTAGGATGATCTCTTTAGCAGCAAGGTCTGGATGCACAATTCAAAGTATTATTGATCAATTGAGTAGCTGTGGTACTTGTCCATCCTATGCTGTTCGTAGAGCTACAAAACATGATACGTCAAATGGTAATTGTTGTCCAATGGCTGTTGGAAATGCCATTCTTGATATGTGGAGAGAGATGCAAGAAGAAGTCAGAGATGGCGAAGACGAATATGAGGAAACTAGTACTGACACAATTAATGAACTGGTCAAAGTTCAACAAGATACTAAACCCACATGCCCAGAGTGTGGTGAGCCAGTAATTTTTGAAGGCGGATGTGTGACATGTAAAAATTGCGGATACAGCAAATGCAATTAATAATACAAAATTAATGGAGGACGAAAACTATGAATAACGAGAACAAGATGTATACTAAACAGGTATTTAAGTGTGGTATTTGTGGCAAAGAATATTCCAATGTACAGGATAGAGCAAACTGTGAGCTGAACTGTTATAAGAAGCAGCAGGAAGAAGCTAAAAAGGCCGCAGAAGTAAAGAAGCTAGCAGAAAAAGCCGCTCGTAAGAAGGAAGTTGACGACGCTCTTGACAAGGCTATGCAGCTCAGAAATGCGTATATCAAAGATTATGGTTGTTATGTTTATGACAATAATGACGTACACAACGAATTTAATATCGACAATTATCCAAGTCTCAAAGAACTTATTAATTTCTTAATGTAATTTTGGAGGTAAGTACATTGGAACAGATCAAGATCATTTACCACAACCCCAACATTGATAAGATTGTGAATATTGAGGGCAAATCCGATTGGTATGACCTTCGCGCTGCAGAAACTGTTGAGATGAAAATGGGAGATTATAGGTTAATCTCCCTTGGGGTATCAATGAAGCTGCCAGATGGATATGAGGCACATATTGTCCCTCGCAGTTCTACCTTTAAGAACTTTGGAGTACTACAAACTAACTCCTATGGCGTCATCGATAATTCTTATTCAGGGACTAATGACATTTGGAGATTCCCTGCATTGGCAATGCGAGATACCGTAATTCATGAAGGTGATAGAATTTGCCAGTTCAGGATTGAAAAGAAGCAGCCCGTCGTAGAATTTATTGAAGTCGATGAACTTGATGACACAGATCGCGGAGGATTTGGCAGCACAGGTAAAGCATAAGGAGGACAAACATATGATTAAACGCGACATCATTACAACTGTATATGAATATGACAAGGAAGGCAAGCTTGTCAGCAAGACTGTTACCGAAACTCACGAAGAGGATACAAATATTATTACTAATACTCCACCGTCATGGTGGACATATACAAATAGCAACACAAACGACTATGTAACTAAAAATACAATTACAATGGCTGTAAATGACAGAACAACATTTTAACTAAAACAAATCAATAGCGACGATTTAGTGATCGCCGCTATTTTCATATAGGAGGACGCATGGAAAAATCAGTAATTATAATATCCATGCCTAAAAACAGTACAAAACAGGACATTCTAGACATGCGAAACAAATATAAAGATAAATATAAAGTTCATATAATAATCTCAGGGCAAGAAAATCCGCAAGAGAACATTCAAAATTTTTTAATAAGCAGGCTTGCAAAATAGCCTGTTTTTGTATTACAATGATATTAATGAAATATAACAATGATAAAAGAGGTGATATATTTGGGGATAAACGTGGGCTATGCCAGATTATCTAGAGACGATGGAGATGATGAAAGTTCATCAATATTTAATCAAAAAAGAATTATAATTGAATTCGCTAAACAACATGGAATACATATAGATAAATTTTATATTGACGATGGTGTTAGCGGATATACAATGGATAGACCAGATTTTGATAGACTTAAAATTGCTTTAAATAATGACGAGGTTGATATAATAATCGTAAAAAATCTTTCTCGTCTTGGCAGACGTAATTCAATGGTCCAATTATTTTTAGAGAATATAGAAGAATCAGGGAAGCGTGTTATAGCAATAGATGATAATTACGACACATGGAATGAATCTTCCCATGAAACAGTTGGGATTACAACATGGATTAATGAAAGATATGTTAAAGACACCAGCAAAAATGTAAGAAGAGCTATCGATATTATGCAAAAAGAAGGCAGGTATGTTAGTAATGTACCATATGGTTATGAACTAGATTTATTTAATAAAGGATCATATCATATAGATGAAACATGTGCAATGTATGTCAAAGAAATATTTGATTTGTATTTAAGTGGTTATGGAGTATTGTACATAGCGAGACTTTTTACAGAAAGAGGTGTCCCAAATAGCACAATGATAACCAAACAAAGAATGGAACGTAGAGGGCAAACATATAAAGGCAAGATAAGCTATAAATGGGCACCAAATGTTATTCTAAATATGTTGCGCAATGATTTTTATATTGGGACATTGACCCTTGGTAAAACAAAAAGGAGGACCATTAATGGAAAACGTATTTTTCAACCTGAAGAAAATCTTATTAGATTTGAAAATGCGCACGAACCAATTATAGACAAGCAAACTTTTAAACTAGTACAAGAAATGATTATTGAACGCTCTAGAGATAATTACCGAGGACAAAAAGATAGAAAAAGGCCAAACATATTCGCTGGTAAATTGTACTGCTCTACATGCGGTGTAAAAATGACATCAGGCGGTGGTACGAGAAATAGCAGCAACACAAAATATATATGTAAGACCTATAATATATATGGGAAAACACATTGCACAAGCCATATTGTCAGCGAAAATGAATTAAAAGACACACTTGTATATTTTTTAGAACATTGTAGAGAAAATTTGTCTGAAGCAATTATAGATTTAGACAAAATAATTAAACGTGACTGCTCTAAAAAAACAGGAGACGTAATAGAAGATTTAGAAAAAAATTTAGCAAAAGCAGAAAATGAAGTAAAGGCATTATTGGAACAAAAAATTAAAGATATGATAGCAAATCCATCTATGAGTGATATAATAGATAAAACTTATTCAAATATGGTTAATGAGAAATACAATGAAATAAAAATACTTACAACACAAGTAGATGACAAAAGAAAAGAAATCTTAAGTGGCAATGAGATCAGAAAAGATTTAAATAATGCGCTAGAAATTTTTGATAATATTATATCCACTAAAAATATAACTAAAAAACAAATAGCTACAATTGTAGACCATATAGTTGTCCATGAAGATGGAGGTGTTGATATATTTTTAAAAGGAGACTTACACGAGCTGTGCACAAACTATATTATGTGTAAAAAAACAAATAAAACACTTGTGGTAGATGCAACTATTAAATATATAAAGAAAAATCCAGAACAAGTTATGATATCAAAAGCTGGAGACTATGTAAGACTCTGTGGTCATCATATTAGTCGAACAAACTATGAGAAAATATTTAAAAATTTTATAGAAAAGGGTTATTTAGTTGAGAATGAAGGGTATCACAATGGATATAGAGTTGTAGACTTAAATAAATTAATTCATGATGCCGAAAATAACATTATTATAGATGACGCCCCAAGGGTGCATAATAACAATGTTAATATTGCTCTTATTATTAAAATACAAAAATGGATATCTAGTATTTATTATAAAAAGAA